GTCTCGGTAGCGTCAACTGCCGTATCAAAATTGTCAACATCCGACTCAACTATATAGTTTCCTGAAGCTGCCATAATTTATATCCTTGATAAATCTCCTTTTATGTTGAGGTTGCGACCAGAACCGATTCGATATTTATCTTATCGATAGTTAAGACCGTACCTGGTACTGTGATTACGCGCAGACTGTCAGGCGAGAACAGCGCCAACTGAACGAGCTTAGCGCAAAAATCCGCCACCGTTACACCTGTTGGGCAATATTGCGCATACCGGGTTGTAACGCCCGTTACTTCGTCTGTGATTGCAACGTCGAAAATTTCCATTTTAATTATCTCCGATTAGGTTTCCTTGGTTATCCCGTTCCCAAATATTTAACTTTATCTTGCCGACACCCACTCCGGTCATAATCTTGTCGGGTATCGGCCCGCCCTCACGAGTCGTATAACCGGCCTTGTGAGTGCGGATATTCAATTCTTGCAGATAGTCCCTTTGCGGCATACCCCTGAGTTCCGGGTTAATAATATTCATCGTGCGTTGGTCTTCTTTACTCATATTTTATTATTCCATGCGGCGGTTGTTTTTTACGGCACAGCCGCCAAAGCCGTTTGAAAGGAGGAAGGACTTCCTGTTTTACCTTTTTCATATTCGTGTTTTTTAAGATATGAAATTGCTGATTCCAAAATCTTAGGATTATCTTTGCTAAAACCTAACATCTTATTGCAATTATCACAGAGCAACCCCCGAATTTCTCCTGTTTCGTGGTTGTGGTCAATTCCAAGACTTTTGTTTAATTCTAAATGAGAAACACCACAAATGTCACATTTGCCGTTGTGTGTTCTGAAAAGTTCGAGATATTCTTTTACTGTTATACCAACACCCCTGCATCGATTATATAAACGCCAATAATCTCTATTTTTGTGATAGTATGATTGAGTTATTTGGCCTGCCTTGTCTGGATTTTTCTTACACCAACTCCGCATCGCTTCAGCATCACACTTTCTGCAAGTAGATTTATATTGGCCGTTTTTTCTTTTACCAAAACAATCAACCGATTTTTCTTTTACACAGGAACTGCAAACCTTAGTGTTATTTCCCGTAATAGGATATAAGGTCTGAAATTCTGTATCCACAGAAGCGTGTTGTCCTTTTACAAAATCCATAATAATTCCAAAATAAATCTATGCGGGCTAAACATAAGTCCAGCCCACATAAAGACTTTCATCAGGGCGAAATCTGTAGCATAATGAACGGCGGATTACTGAAGGCTCCAGCAGTAGTCCGGTGAGAAACAAAACCGGCGTATTGATGGGCATCCGTCTCGCCCCATGTATGGTCGGAGCTCTGATGGATGCTTCCGTCGTTGTGGAATACAACCGTTCGGTCACTATTACCTTCGCCGATACCTGTAATGCCCGGAGTTACCCAGAGGACGCCCCAGGTTTGAATCCAGCCATCGTATCCGGCTGCCATAGGAGCGGCAGGAACGCCGACATGCGAACAAACCCAACTACCGCCACCCGCTACGTCCGTATAAGCATTCGGCACCATCTCAATCATTGTAGCCGCAGGAATAGCTGCGGGGAATGAGCCGTCGAGCGTTATTGTAATCGTATCGCCGTCGTCGCCAACGTCATGCGCGGTAATACGATACTGCTGGACAGGATTCATTCCGGCCATAACTACCCTAGCGCCGACCATATTATTGGCCGCGCCAAACCAGGCGCCATCGACGGCACCGAGCGTAATGTTCAGTGTGGAATCGCCAATGGCTCTCGCATTGATAACTCCGCCTGCATTTGCAAGATAGCCGGGGTCGTGGTTATTGCGACAGCCCATGCCGGGCCGTACAAGATAGACTGTGCCCGCTAACGATGTAGCGTTTGGATGAGCATACCGAAAGACGTCGCCGTCCCAAGTCACTCGTCGTGTTCCGTACAAGCAGTTCTGTGTCGCAGAGACGTCCCGTAACGCCTGCAAGGACGATTGGCCGGACAGTATTCCGCCGTAGACCATATCGTTCTCGATTCCGTGCGCCATAGCCTGCTGTATTAGACGGTTAGGCATCTGTGCGATGTCTGTGTCTAAATTGGCTAAATTTCTTCTACTCATTTTTTATACTCCTTAGTTATTGTTAAATAGTTACTCTTTCTTATCATCTTCCAGCAGGGCCATGATTAGATCGGCCTGTTTGACGCCGACAGATCGAATGCCACGCTCCTTAGCTATTTCTTTAATGTCCTTATAGCTAAGGGCGTCGTAATCAATTGAATCGACAGTTATTTCGTCGATATCTTTCTTATCGATATCAATCAGGGCTACAATCAAATCATCCCTACTGAGACCAGAAGCATTAATGCCGCGAAGCTTAGCCATGTCTTTAAGCTCACGTTTAGGCAAGGCTTCATAACTTGGCTTGACTTCAACTTTATCTTCCGGCTCTACTGGCGGCGCCGGCCCGACAGGCGCCTGCGGCAGTACGCGGCCTATATCTTCGCCACGATCCGCAACGTGGACCTCGGGGTAAGTGGCAAATAGTTTAGCCATCTTCTCGTCGCTCGTACCCCGAGCCCTGTCTCTTTCCAGAAAAATATACGAACCATGCCCGTCGGGTAAATTCCGCGATGGTCCGTAATTGCGAATGATAAATCTTTCCACGATTATTTCCTTTCAGTTTATGCTGTGGTTAATTTTTCCGTAAGAACGCATGCGTTAACATTCTCGATGGCATTGTCGGCTCTCATTGAATAGAACCAATAGGTAGCCTCGTCTGCGGCGACCCTCTGGGCCTCAATTTTGAGTTGACGCTGAATGCCAAGAATCAAGTTACCCTTAGGCGTTAGCAGACAATCGCCGTAAACGCCACCGCCAAGAACACCTTGAGTGGCGCCCGACATTGTAACGGACATATTCGGACAGGATACAATCGGCACCGTTCCGTACTGAATCGGATTTTTACCGAGAATAGCCTGGTCTCCGAGGATAGTCGCTCTTGTAGCTAGGGCACTAACATAGTCTTGGGTAATTTGGTCAGAATTGTAGAACCGCAAATTGCCCATACCGACCTTTTTGTACTTCGAAGGCAGGCGTTTCAGCATCGAACTATACTTAAATTCCCACTCGTAAGGAGCGGCCGCGTTTGCTTCGGCGATATTGCCAGCCGTATTGAAATCGTAAGCATGACATCTCCATGTAGCAGCGCCGTCAACAACAGTTCCGCCGAGCGTGGTAGGCCATACAGGTTCGGCCGCAGCAGCGCCGGCAACTGAGCAAACATAGACAAAGCCGTTCGGCACTGTAGGATGAGCAATAACTCCCTCAGCGACCGCACCGGCCCCAGGATACGCAGCCTCAGCCAATGCCGTCATAAGCGTGGCTCTGGTCGATACGTCGTTGTAGTGCGTACTCAGATAACCGGATGACGCCTGACTATTAACGATTCGATACCGCCAGCCGTCGAACAGGCTACGGGTATCGGTTGCGGCAAATCCGCCTATACTGCCGGTATCGCCAATCCAGAATATCTCGTCAAGCTCATTAGCAATCTTCGCAGCGACCATTCGCATAACGTGGTCGGCAAAAGCGTTGCCTTCGATATTGTCTTCCAGATCGTCGTCGTAAATGGCCACAGCTCCACGCATCTTCTTACTGGTTAGCGGAATCTTCTGGTCGGATAATGTCTTCAGATAATCCGCCGATGTGAAGGTCGATCCTGGGTATAGGAATCTGTTATCGCCCAGGCCCAAAGCCCTGACGTTCTTGGTTTCCTTATTCATTTTGATAATACGAGCGCTGTTCTTAAGTACGGACTCGTCGACGATGTAGTCAATGAATCGATCTGCCTCTTCCGCTTCGAGAGATATGGCGGGAAGACTGACCATTTTTGAAAATGCCTTTTTGTTAGCTGGCATTAGTAAACGTTTATTTGTAAACATTTTATAAGCTCCTAAAACTTAAAACTTTTTTACGTTTGCAGGACGATGAATCTATTCGTCATCGCTCTCTTCGCCGACAATACTCTTCCAGCGGAAATTATCGTCGTCGGCTTTTTGGGTTTTCTTCTTCTCGCTGTTATCGTCTTCGTCTTTGAGGCTCTTCTTGGTACTAGCCGGCGTACCCTCGACAACATTGAGACGCTTGCTGACTGTATCCAATTGCTCGGATATTTTCGTCAATTGCTCCCCAGCTTCCTTCTCGTTCATCTTACCGGTAAGCTCGGCCATTGACTTAGTCAGGGTTTCGACCGTCTTTGTAAGCTCCGAAGGCTCGCTATCGGACTTCTCGGTGGGCTTGTCATCTTCGTTAGCCTCTTTGGGCATCATCGAAGTTAATGCAGCGACTACGGCTTTAATCTTGGCCAGTGTGTCCTTCGACAACTTGGCTCCGGCCTTCTCAACGGACTCTTCCTGTTTGTAGCCCTGGCCGGCGTGTATGCCCAGCAAACCTATCGCTGTAACGAGATCGTCCGGCATATCATCCCTGTACTCGTTGATGGTTGTCAGAGCCTTTGAAATCTCTGTTACGGTTTCGTCGTTAAATTCGGCCTTTTCGACCTTGACTTCTTTATCGCCGAAGAACTTCTTCAGCAATGCTTTGATTTTCTCGTTCATGGGAGAATCTCCTTTTTTGAGATAATAGGTTTCGGTGCGTTGAAAACCGCCTTCGGATTCGGTTAATTTGGAGTAAGAGCAGGAAACAGAAGAATCGTTTTCTGCGCTATCCCAGAAAGAAAAATTAAAACTCTGCACTTCGTCTAACTTTTCTCCGTTTACCGAAATCTGAGTGCCGCCTTTCGTACCGTTACTTTCTATCTCAATGTTAATTTTCTTGTTTGCTTTTGAAGTAGAACCTTTCATAAGCGTTCCACATTCAGGACATTTGATTTTCGCACAAGGCACTGATTTACCTTTACCAAGTTTGGAGTGCAGTTCGCTGTGTCCACAATCAGGGCAGACACAATATTTTGCACCTCCATCGGCTTGAGCAGGACCGCCTGCTCCACGACCTTCGCCTCGCGCTTTGAACAATAGGAACGGTCTGAGGTTTGCAGGTCTATCGACCAGAGACACTTCCTTTAACGTAATATCTACCATCTTTCGACTCTTAAACATTAGCAAAACTCCTTATACTGTTCTTGCATATCCAGCCATCGAATAGCCGGTAAGCTTTCCCTTCTTGATCGCCTTCCATATTTTGGGATCGAGAATTCTGGTAACGAGTACCCACGAGCCTTTCTTGACCGAGCTTCCCTCGATCTTAAAGTCCACCGGAGCTATATAATTCTCCAGTATCCGTACTCTGACATTCTTACCCTTATGCATGACCTTGAAGGTTTGTACTTCTTCCATAAACTGATACGCAGCTTTACGGATTTCCTCTGCATTCGCCTCGTCGCCCTGGCTGTCCTCTTCGTCCGGCTCGTACACGATTCCATAGACAATGTGCTCGTCCTTCTTAGCCTTGAGGACGGGAACGATGGGAACCATTCGCTCAAACTTCTGTTCGCCAAGTTTCGAGGAATCTCCCACCTGCATTTCTACCTTTTCGAGTTTCGGTACGGGACGCAGGACCTCATCAAACAACGGGATGCAGTCACCGCTAAAATCTTCCGTGTAAACGAACGTACAGTCTCTATCAAGCTGCTCGCCAAGCATCTTGGTAATAGCCTTCTCTAAAGCCTCGTTCGGCTCGTCTACGTTAGAATGTATGATAACTTCGATATCTCCCTCTCCGTCGTCTTCAGAAATAAAGCTTTCCTTAACAAAGACGGCGTTCTTGCAAATCGTAATCGGTAAGAATTGGGCTATGTCCAGGCCGGCCTTCTTGACCTCCATCGCCCGCTTAAAAGCCATCCGGTCGATATCCTCTGTGCTATGCTCCAGGCTCCTATCGCGCATTACCTTCAATAGCATCCGGTACTTCGTTATGAGATCGTTGCGATTGAGACTGCCGACTATAATCTCGTCGTTCTTTTGAAAATGCTTGTCCCAAAGCTGCATAAACTTCAACCTGAGCACAGTCAATTCCCTATCAGAGGCTTTCGATAACTTTGACTGGTCCAGGTCTTCTACACGCAAATTCATTTTTTTATACATTGTTTTGCCTCGTAATTTTCATAGCCTATGACCTAATCTATGCAGTATTCTTTTGATTTCTTTTTTTTCCGCCGGGCTCGTGCTTGCCTTCAAATCGGCCAGTAATTTATCCGTATACTCCGGCAATGCCTCGGCAACTTTACCACTGCTCGCCTTAGCCTCGCCGGCAATTACCGGCAGCATGGCGCAACGCCCATGCGGATGCACAGGAATTATCCCTTTAGCCTCAGCAACAGGATATCTATTTCCATTGTAAGACTGGCACGCCTCACAAGCGCCCGGCGAGGCGGAAAATTCTGTTTCAACGACCCCGACGTTCTCAAGGCCCTGCACGTAACCAATATTCTGAGCCCTGGCCGTCTCTGTACGGGCTATGGTCGACGCCCGCCGTCTATGTGTCTTATCTGCGTATCTCTGGGTCTTCCTATTGATGTCAGTTTCAGTCAATCTCGGAAACTTGCCCTTGTCCTCTAACAGCTTTCTATAGTTCACTATGGATTGTGTTTGGTTTTCTGTGAGGCCAACTAAAGGACGAAGTTCCCGAGCTATTTTCGGCATGCCCTTACCTTCTTTGATACCGGCCGAGATATATGTGCGTATCCCGGCTTTCGTGCCCTGCATAACCTCCCTAACTAATTCGGCGGTGAATTTGTCCGCAGCTTTAACCGCATCAATATTGAGAATATCAAATGCGCCCTTTGCGTGAAATAGACTATAGGCTTTGTTGCCACCTGATTGTATGACCTTCAGGGCGGCGGGCTTAATGATGCTCTGACCCTGCTCCTCGACGAAAGACCAGTCCGTCAGTTCGGAAGTTACGCTCTTAATGAACTTCTCGGTCAGGTCGCGGCGTATCTGCTTATGAGCCTGGTAGAACCACCGGCGAACAGCTATTAGCATAATCCTCTCGGTTCTTACCGCCAGCCTGACTAAATCACTTTGTATTGTTTTGGTTACTATCTTTGTCGTTAAGTAACATGCCATTATATAAATCCGACCACAAGAAAAAGGGACTACTCGATTACTCGAATAGCCCCTGAACAGGCATTTTCGTGGTTTTCAGCACTCAACGGGGATCAATCCGCTTGTGCCTGAATTTTCTCTTGGTTTATTAACGTATCATACTATCATATTTCCTAAAGATTAAAGCTCTCGGCCCTTCGATTGGCCAGCATTCAAGCCGTTTCCCATCCTTGGTTAATATATACGTGCCGATTGGATAGAGATTGGCATCACAATTGCAAAAGAATCTTTCCGCTTTGTCCCAATGCCATTCTTCAGGATTTACCGAAGTTCCCTCAATCCAGCAATGCTCTTCGCTATGCGATTTCTCCGACGCCTTCAATATTTGAGAGCTACCTATTAAGCCAGCCATTATTTGACCGCATCGCTTGAGGAATGTCCTGCGTACCATCTTCATACTATTACTCCGTGCCTGACTAACTTGTCAAAATTATACTCTTCGATCCGATTGACTACGGTATCGTGTACAAATTGATTAGTCAGCTGCTGTTGAAGCTCCTGCGTTCGGGCTACCCGCTTATTGACTTTGACACATTTATGCTTCTTGAGCTTGGTCTGCAATTCAGAAAGACATGCAGCATTCACAGGTATAGGTTTTAGTCATCATCTTCCAAAAATTCCTTCTCTAATTTGCCCAATTCTTCCGTCGGCTCACCAACCTCAATAAGCGAGGTGCCGATATAGAACTTATTGCCTTCAGCATATTCCTTCTTGCCTAACAGTTCATTCCTCGCCTCATTAGGTGTCTCCATCCCTGAGCCTATAAGCTTTACATGCTGCTCGACCTCAACATCGTAATTGCGAAGATCGACATCATTAAACTTGAATTCATATATCTCAGACTGTAATAGCTTTTCGTTTATAATCTCTTCCAAATCCAACTGCAAAGGCTCGACTACGCCCTGGACGTAAACCTCTGTCGCCTCTTGAGCGACGTTGCCACCCAGTTTGCCTGTAATCCGCACGCCAATCCGTTCGGGCGGCATTGAGTAGGCTATCATAATATTGTCGCGGCGTTGCAACTCGTATAATTTGAAGCTCGCGTCTTTAGGCTGGTCTCCGGTGAGAGGTGTATAGGTAAACTTGGTATTGGAATCCTTATCGTTCGGGACTGTTACAACTAACGTCTTGTGCGCATTCTCTGTTCCCTTAAGCTCTTTGTTCACAAAGTCATTGACCGTTTTACGTGCCTCATCGTCCCAGTCACCCTCAAGAGTGATAATCGCGGATGGCATACCGAAGTTGCGGAAGAAGGCCAGGTTATAGTCGCGCTGGCTGATAGCGCCCATAACATCGCCAATAGCGGCTAATACATCGGGCGTTCCGTAATAATCCGACTGCGGATAATAATTTTTATAGAAGATCATTTCGTTTGCATCTTCCTTACCCTTGCCAGCCGTTTCCTTGCCGTCCTTTTCGCTAACGTGCTTCTCATAGCCAAACCGTTTGAACCATACCTTCTTGTTATTGCGAATCTGACAGTATTTATTATTGTCTCTATGTACTTTAAGAGTATAGCCAGGAACATGGTAGATCTTCGATACTTTCTCGCCCCTGTTACGAATGACCTCCATACCGTACCAGCCGATAGAGCCATAATCAATCAGTAATTTTTTCAATATCGCTCGGAAGTTATCCTCCTCGTTTGGGTGATTTAAGAATTCGTTTATCCGCTCAAGCTCCGTTTTGTTCTCTGCCTTGCCGTCGCGTAATAGTAAATTCCAGCCGAGGCCGGCAACGTCAATCGCAATCTGCCTAACGCAACGGTTGTATATAGGATTAGACTCGAACATTACCAGAAAGGCCGAGGGTGGATATGGCGGCGTAATCAAACCCAACTCGGTCATCCACGCCTGATGCTGCTTTATCTGCGAACTGCTTTCCTCTTTGGCCTTAGCAATCATATCGTAGGCGTACAGACCTTTGGTAGTGTGTATATAAGTGCTGCCCTTTTTGATTTCTTTCTTTTTAGCCATTGATAATATATTCCTCTACGGCGCGACGCTTCACTGCCAGCCTATGCCTATTCCCTTCGAACGCAGTATCATTCTTAGCCAGGCCAATCGCCAATCCACTTATATATTCTATATCGCGCCTATTACCATATTTTACGCCCAATGTCAAGAGATTTTCCTGCCTGTATGGTATAAAGTATGACAGCCAGCAGCATGTCAAGCCAATCGATTCACAGTATAGCTGCATATTTTGCATTGCGGCGGCAACGTCTTGATACTTTAACGGTTCCCATTCTGTGTTACGCCCTTTGAGATTGAATAGAATCGTTCCTTCGGCTCCGAAATCGTAACCGCACATAATAATTACAGGCGGCATATCACTACGGCGACCGAAGCAGTCTTTGCTCATCGGGCGGATTAACTCTTTATCGTGAATGATCTTAAACTTAACACATTGGGCATTACCGCCAGATGGCGCATTGACGCCGGCCTGAATAATATCTTTTACGACATTATCGGGGACATCGGTATTTTTCCAACGCCTGCCGGTCCGCCTGGACGATATAGCCCTCTCTACGGCGTTCAGGCTCGAAACTACCCCTTTGGCTATAATGCCCGCAATCGTCTGGTAATACAGCCCAACGGCATCTGACGGGTCGTAATCGTAAGGATCGGGGATGGTCTTGACCTGCTCTTCGAACTCAGTCACATCCTCGCATAGTCTGACTTTCGTCCCAAACCTCTTGTGCCAGTATATAGCCTCTGTGATCTTGTGATTGACCGTTGGAAAGGCCAAGCATGGCGTCCCGGTTATTGCGGCGAATATCGTGCCGTGAAGCCTATTAGTAATTACCAGCTTATACTTGGCAACCATATCGATAAATCCGAGCATCATTTGATCTGTTACCGGCATGGACAACTCTGTATCTATGATATCGACGTTCGGGTCTGATTGTTTGCATAACTCAACTATCTTCTTCTCGTCGCCCTTAAGATTACCTTCTTTGTCATTACGGAATATGCACAGAATTCCTTTGCGCTCATGCTCGGACTTATGAGATAAGGTAAATACTGGGTCGGGAAGCTGCTGTACATTATTTGACGTAAACAGCCCTTTCGCCGTTAGGTAGCTCTTCGTATCCCTGGCGAATATATTAAGATTGTAATGCGCATTATAAATACACGCACTATTTTTAGCCTCTATTTCTGAGTCGAAGTGGATTGTCTGCGGGAAGGATACGATTGTATTCTCGGGACAACTTGAGATAATCAGCCGACGCGCTCTCTCGCCGTTAAGATATAAGTCGCCCATATTACCCCCGCTGCTCAAATAGATATCATCGCCGGGCCTGACTTGTTTAATACCCTTTACCACTTCGCTCTTGCGGAAGTTGAACTCAAGGACGTTATCCTCGCCGTAGAATATCTTGAGCATCTTCCCAATACAGTATGCCTGTAGATTATCACCGGCATTGCCGTGATGAGGCGTTAGAAAGTACATTGCTCGTTTGTCTTTACTCATAAGAAGTCTCTGCACATTCTGTCCTCGATAATCACCTGCTCGACAGCCTCATTATACGGCCCGATAGTACAGCGTGGGCAGTTTTGAGGATCGATATTATTTAATATTTTTTTATGCCTTTCTGAATTCCAACACCTTAACGCTTCGCGAGGGTCGGGTAGATGCTTACATAGAATCATTTCTTTCTTACCCCGCATATCGAGACAAAGATAGCAATTGCCGTCGGCAGCGAATACCAATGCGGCTATCGGCGAGGCCCAGCATTTACTGAAGTTGACTTTGCGCTGGAAATTCGACCTAAACTTATGCCTAATACCATAAACGTGAAAGCTCTCGTCCTCAAGTAACATTGCCTGCTCGATTTGGAAGTCTATTACATCAAGCAATGCTTGATCGTACTCGATATCGGCCTTGCCTTTAGTCTTGAGCACGTTATCCCATCCGACCGGGCGGATCTGAAAGTCATGCACACCGAGGCTTTTAGCTAATTTCGCCGCAGTGTAGATTTCCATCGCATTCAAGGGGTGTAGTAAGAACTTGTACCCGACATCACATTCCGAGCCCGTTTGCCTGATACACTTCGTAAGCCTTTCGATATTACCGAGTACAGAGCCGAATATCTTATCGTTGCTTATGCCCTTGATCTTCATGTACGTTTCGTTCGTGCCGGCGTCCATCGATATCCCTGCCCAGCGGGAAGTCTTAGCGATTATATCGACTGTCTCATCGTCAAGCAGCGTACCATTAGTCACGGGGGCGCAGCCTACGCCGTTATCTTTGAGCCTGAGCATCAACCTGCCAGTGTGGGGATTCATAAACGGTTCGCCGCCGCCAGCTACGCATGTAGACTTAACGCCCCAGTCGGCGTAGAAATCGGCTAACCGCAATAAATGGTCCAGTGATAGATTGCTCTGGTCCTTCTTCCTCGCCTCGTATGAATTGCACCAGATACAGTCGAAGTTGCACTTATTCGACGGATCAGTGCTTACTGTTACCGGCGGCAGGAAGTCCTGCCTGGCACAACCCTCGAAATGCTCCCTGTGCAATAGTACCTTCGCCGAATTAAACGGATTCCATTGGTTCGACCATTCTTTCATGCCGTTAATTGCTCCTTAGTCTTAGCTGTGTACGGTGGCCTGTTTCTCATATCACTAACGCTAATCCTTCTTTGTGGCTTATTTATACGAGCGTCGCTATTCTTGTTCGCACTGTTATAAATATAAAGTATTTTATCGATAAACTTCCAATGCTCAGACCCCGCCATTTCAAGCATCGGCCACATAAACGCAGCGTCTCTACATACCGGGTAATATTCGCCGGTCTCCGTATCACGGAAGTCTTTGTCTTTGATGTTTCGCCATAGGAAGTATTTGCAGGTCTTCAAATGACCGGTAACCCATCGTCTTTTCCGCAAGTTGTAATCCGGCGGTATGTTCATACTGCCATGATATATTTTCTTCGTACTCATCAGATAGTTGCCCCAGGTAATCCATACATCGGGGTCGGCATAGGCTTCATTCAAATGCTCGAGCGTGTGTGAATCATAAAACCAGTCGTCGCCGTCGAGAAAGACCAAAACATCCTCATCGCTAGGGTCCGCCAATCGTATAGCCTCGAAGTAATTGACTATGGCAGTCTGGATCATTTTGTTCTGTATTGCTATAATCTTATCGGATATAAGGGCGTAAGGACATAATATCTCATACGTGTTATCTTTGCTCTTGGCGTCAATGACTACCGCCTGATAGTCGGGGTAATCCTGGCATAGTATGCTCTGCATGGATTTATCAATCCACTTCTCGGCGTTCTTGCAGGTGACAATTATCTTGTAGTGCTGTTTATCCATTCAAAAAATACCTTAATATCGCAATTGTAACCGATACCACCACAAAAATATACAACATAATCCGTCTTCGCCGCAATTTTCTTTCGATCTTAAATTCCTCAAAACTCTGGCCTTTACCACAAACCTCAAACTTTTGCATATCCATTATGCTGCCTCTTTTTCTTCTTGCTTGTTCCACGCAGCAATAACTTTTTCTTTGCCTCTTGCAATCGTTTGATAACCGCATATGCACTTGATAACCCATTCGGCAAACACGGGATCTTCAAAAAATGGGCCATAATAATCAAGAGGTTCGCATTTTAATTCGTCCCCATCGCAAGATGGGCATGGATTTAGTTTATCACTCATGCTACCAGTACGCTTCCTTTCTTCCTCGGCCGCTCGACCGTAAAGATTACATAACGTAACGCATCGAGCGTATGATCGTCTTTTTTTAACGGTAAATCTTTTGTTTTATCGTGCTGATACATGGCCATCTCTCTGGCTGTGTTTCGGCATGTATCAAATATACACAGACTCGGCCTCCCATTGCGCTTAACTTTAAGCTTAGTTTGAATGACTTCTATACCAGGCCATATATCTTTACGGGGAAGTGTTATCTCTATATCAGCGTCTCGAAATGATCTTATAGCCTTTGGATCTTCCGAGTCAGCGTAAGTTGCTTCATAGCTTTCCTTAGCGCTACGAGCTTTGATGTTAATAATATGCTCTTGATCTAATGCGTGTTTTTTGTAATATTCACGGTATACATACCAATTATCGTCATTGTCTTTTGCAAGCCATAAACAAGCAAAAGGGTGTGTGTATCCAAAGTCGATGCCTCGATACAATTCCCATTCGGGTGGAATCTTGAACGGTTTTATGACATGAACGGAACGATTGAAAGTTTTATATATAGACCCGAAATAACTCGCAAAATGACCCTCGATACGCGTGGTCTGGACTTCCTCTGGCCACTCATTGATCATATCATCTATTCGTTGATCGTCAATATATCCCCCCCTACTCTTCCTGTTATCATTTAAGTTAAAATGAAAAGCCTCATCAGTGCTTGGCATATTTTCTATTCTTTCTTCTAGATCAATTTGAGGGACAATAGGCGTCATGCTCCAGTTGAGCGATCCCTGATTCGTTATGAGCCTTGCCTGCGTCTCATTAAAAATTCCCCTAAAATCTTTTTTAATGCATTGCTCGTCATAATGTGCGGACTGTATCGCCCGGCCCTGAAACAATGACCGGCCCTGATTGAATGCTTTAAATTCTATTACATGACCAGTATCAAGAAATATCTTGCGTGGCACCCTGTCCTGCCCCCATCGCATATCGATTATGTGATAGCCAGGTATGAACTCTTTTAGATAGCCCTCCCAAAGAATGTCACGACATTGCTCCCATGATTCAATACCAACCCAATGTACTCCCGGTGCCAACCGCCAGGGATGTATATCCAATACTGTCTGCGTTAAGTCCATCATATTGGAATATGTCTTGCCGCTATTCCCAACTGCTATAAAATTATTCAGCAAGAAGCAATGATTCTTGTGTTGCACTTTTATACAACCCACGCGGTCATATTCTACAAATTCAATGTTTTTAACAACCCTATTTCTGAGATTTCTGCTATTTATTTTAGTTTTACGCTGTTTATATGATAACTTTAATGGCAACTGTCGGTGCAGATACCATTCAACGCGCCAATAAACACCCCAGGTATTTGTAGAACAACAGCGTTTCTTTACTGGTCTTACAGTTGCTCGGCCACCTAATGATTTAATAATAAACACAAAATCTCTTGCCAATTGTTCTGATTTCGATACAAATTCATCTTCGCTTCCATCAGTATCAATTAACCCTGCAATCAACTCTGTCCGTGATTGAACAGAAGCTGTTTTATATATTTCAGGAACAAACTTATCGCCCGACTTTTTGTATCGCAACCCCAATTGATTTAGTTTATCTTTAAGAACAGCATCTTCTCTAAAAAAGTACTCAGTTGCCGCAGAAGTTTTCTTTTTATATATTCGCTGATATAACCCACGAAGTTCTTCCGTAATTTTATTGACAATAGAAATATCCTTACTGGTAAATATGATACTTCTACCCAGATGACCATCGCCCAATAAACATCCCAAAGAATAAGGTTTTATTGGAAGTTTATTTTCTTGATTAAAAACCACTTCTATTGGTTGTATCATACGTGCTTTATTATTTGCGGCATAGTCCATCCGAGGAAGTAACTCAGACAACCTTTTTTTGCAAATTTGTTGTTCTTTGCCACTGTGTAATTTAATTGGAAAAATATGATTAAGAGTACTGTCCACAAAACCATCACCATTAAAGTGTGTCCGATATACGCCTTTAACGCCCGCATCATATGTATCAATTACTTTTGTAGGGTTACTTGTTTCTGTGGCAATATCAAAATCTAAAACCATATCGCCAACCCGTACGTCCTCTAATTTTTTACATGACCCGTCAGCCATTAAAATCAATTGGCTCAAACGAAGACACTGGTTTCCACCAAATAGCCAGCGGGTAGGAGCTTGTGATCTAAAAAAATCCTGCTGAGCCCCAGCAAGCGGCCTGTGTTTCGCCACCTTCTCGCCAACATATTGTATTTGTTCTGTGCTAAGCATAGCCCTTCTTCAGTTGCTACTACTTTGTTTCTCCACTGGCACGTAGCCGATCATCATTGAATTGTGGCTCTGGGGTTTCGGCTCTTCGTAATCATCTGGCATAACTGATTCAACAATTCCTCCAGACTTATATTGGCCCGGTGCGGGTATTACGTTATTTTGCGTGATACCCTTGCTGCTGATACCCTGTGATACCCGCTGCGTGATACCCTTCCTCTTGGCTCGATACCTTTTAGTAGCCAACCTTACCGCTTCTCTTTGCTTTTCAGCGTCTTTATACATCTATTCTCCCATGTCTCGTTTATCATAGCCCTTCTTTAGTTCGTCCTTAATGGCCTGAGCCTGCTCGTCAGTGAGCTTACCGTTGCCTACCGATAGATTGACATCAATAAAGTCGGCCTCGCTCTTACCGAGTAGCTCAGACGCCCTATTCCTATCCCTCATGGCCTGTTCTTCGTCTCTCAGCGTTTCTGTCCAGAACTCCTGCCGTTCCTGCCGGGTAGCTATTGTCTTGGGCCGGACCTCAGTATCCTCTCGGTGCTTGATGGCGTCCAGGATGTTCCTTTTTGTACCCAACTTTCTCGCATAGCCGTAAGTTATTTTTGCCTTTTTAGCGGCCTTCTGGATATCACCATCGTAGGCATCGATAAATCTTTGTTGCTTTACCGTGAAATCCGGCTTAATTGGTTTTTTAGGCTTTTTTGCCACTTCAAGCTGCCGATATTGCATAATTTCGTTTACGGTTTACTATTTCAGAAATAACGGCGGGTGAGACGCCATACTTTTTGGCTAATATCTTGCCGTTACCATATTGATATTCTTGCTGAATATGCTTCATTGATTCATGGTTAAGTTTTTTTGGTCGTCTGTTCCAGTTCTGGGCTTGAATTGTTTCCCAATGACAATTGCCTTTGTGATAACCGCCATTGTTATCTATTCTGTCTATTGAAGTGTTTTTCTCTCCAAACTTTGCAACATGAAGCATATAGCTGTCATACATATCTTGTTTGAAGTTCTCGAATTTATGCCATCGCAAATAAACCTTAATATCCCTTCCCCCATATCTTGGATAGGCTGGTTCATTCTCATTATAGCAGCGATTCTTCATGCCCTTAAAGATTCTATAAAATCTTGTTTTTGAAAACCCATGCGTTCTTTTGGCTACACCGCTAACTGCATACTCTTTTTGCAGACAGCCACAACTTTTGCACCTACCGTTGTTTAAGCATACTCCTTGAGTTATTTTTATATTTCCACAGATACATTTGCACTTGAAATATCTCATTCCATTTCTTCTTGGTTCTTCAGATATAACAGTCATCCGATGAAAC